GCGTAACCTTGAATTAAGATAATATTTATCGAACTGGCGACGGTCATCCCGTCGCCAGTGGCTTTCAAATCAGCCTTCGGTGGCGCGCAGCAGGTAGTTATACACGCCCTTCTCGGTGGTGATGGTGATCCCGGCAATATGCCGGGCGGAGAACCGCACCAACACGGGTAGATTACCCGCGACCTTGAGTACATTGAGAAACTGTGCGGTCTTGAACATATTTGCAGAGGGCAGGTCCGCCCCAACCTCAACGTCGGTGGCGAACGCCACGCTCGCCATATGACTGGCTGCGCCTTTACCGCCCAGAGTCAGGAACAGCGTATTGTTCTTGACATGCACGCTGAAGTGCTTCTCGACATCTGAGAGCAGGCCAGCAAGTTGGATAAGCTCGGCAGTCTTCGACTTGCTCGGGGTGACCGTCACACTCCACGGGATGTTGGCGATCTTGGCTTGATCACTGACAAGCCGCGGGTTCATCGTGCGAAACCGGGTGCCGCCACCTTGAGTATCACTAAACTCGAACTCTGAAACATAACTCAGTCCATCACGATCCGTGCGATGCACGGTGAACGTGGCGTTGTCTGCATTGTACGAGGCGAAGTTGAACAGGCGATGGAGTAGGCTCAGATCACAGATGCCAAACTCACCCGCCAATTCCGGCACGGTATCCTGCAACTCGCCCACCAAAAACAACATCTTGTCCTCGGTGTGAGCTTCGACTTTGATACCTGTGTCCAGGCCAGTAACACGAATCTTTTCAAATAGCGGCGCAGTTTGCCGCACGATATCGGCTAATACAGTCTTCAATCCAAACTCCATCGGCTACAATAGGATGAGTTTACTGAGTTGGCTGTAATGAGTCAATGAAACTAAAGAACTCACCACTGAAAGAACTGCTCGCCCAAGCGTTCCTTGGTTTCGAGCAGATTCCAGTCAAGCACGCCGACCAGATTGGTCAGCTTGTTATCAACGATGGTCTCCTCCATGGCTTCGTCATCAAAAGGTAGCTCGCGAAACCATGTTGGCAAGTGAATCTCGTCAATTGGGTAGGCGATCGTTGACATGTTGTAGGTATTACTCTTGAGCTTGCAGACGATCACTCGTGCGCTATCGGTGATCCGCATCGAATAGCGATCGTCATTAAGTTCGCAGAGAAGATTCCAGCCCATTGCCGCGCGTACGTGCCACGGGATGTCGACACGCAGCTTCTCGTTCTTGGTCAACAAGACTTCGAAGTCGGTCCCCCGATTGTATGCCTGCTCAGCCTTCTTACCATACCCGCTGAGATTGGCCGCCTTCATCGGCGACCCCTTCTCCCAACCCGGACGTGCCTTGAAGGCGCGGCGGAACTCCTTGATGTTATCGAACATCTGCTGCTGCGGTACACCCCGCAGCAGATCGAGCAGTAAGGCCGCCAAGAAGTCCTGCATGAATTTTGGCGTATCCGCCCGCTTGAGGTCGAGACCCATGACCTTGAGCTTGCCGGGCTTGCCATCGACATCCAGACGTTCGCCTTCTTTGTCGATCATCAAGACGGCGTACTTCTTCTTCTTGACGAACAAACCTTTGACGGCGACCAATTCCCGACCCGCGCGAATGATCGCAGAACGCATCTCGTTTGTGTTGAAGGTCTTTGCCATGAACGCCGAGAAGCTCTGGTTGGCGTCTTCAGCGATCAGATCATAAAGCTGGATGACGTTCTCCGGTTGCCACTCAAAGTTGGCATAGACAGGATCATCTTTGAGAATCCGATACGCTGAGAAGTAGGAAGAATCGGTATCCGCGGCAATAATTGCTGAACCATCATAGTGGTACTCACCAGTAATTACCTCGTTGATCTTGGCGTTCATATGCCGGACGATCACCCGACCAGATAGGGTGGTCGATTGCCCGAGCCTTGGATCCCACATCCTGAACGATTCATTCAAAATGGTACCATAGGTGGCGTTCAAACGTATCTTTGCGGCGGCTTGTAGTCGATTCCAGTGATCAACAAGCGCTAAATACTCTGCTTTAGTAGCAGGATCATTGGCGCAGGCAGCAAGTTCACTGAAGTGTCTCTGTTTGGCTTGCATGTTCTTGCGCTCGGCAAACCACTTGCTGAGCAACGCCGGGATCATCCCCTCAATATCGGTGCGGAAGATCGTGCCATTGGCGGTGATGCACAGATTATTGTCCGGGTCATAGATCAGTTCGTATAGCTGCTTGCCGGTCATCTGATGGGTTGTGACGCTATCGGCGAGCATGTCGAAGAAATCCACCGTGAGAATCGTATCGTCCTGAGCATGCATATGTGAGACTTCCAACGTCTCGAAGATGCCATCCCAGGCTTCCGCTCGCTTCGTCTCAGGTAGCTCCTTGGCGCGTTCCGCCACAGCTCGCATGGTTTCATCGAGGCGAACCTGCCCGACCAAGGTTTCCGGACTCATGTTCAGGGCACGGATGGTAGACGGATACAGCGAGTTGATGTCGACGCAGCCGATCCAATCGTGCAGCCCTTTCTTTGGCTGCGCCACATAGGCGCCGACCACGGGCGAATGCTCCGAAGTCTCATCGTCGTCATCACTCGGATCGAAATCGACTTCGGCCACTTCTTCCCGCTTACGATCGGACACCACGGCGCCCATCGCATGCATTTCGTTGATGATCGCCTGTTCGACCAATGCCACACTGCCCATGGTGGTCTTGAGCAGTACGCAGTTGGCATGTGCGATCTGGTTGGCCAACTCAATGAACTTGAGCTTGCGATCGATCTTGACCATCAGCATCACGTCTTGCCGGTTATACTCGATGAACTTCGGGAAGTCATTGTTGTAAAGCTCATCTAATGTGCCGCTATATGGCGTCTTGGTCTCGCCAACCTCGATCTGTGCGATCGAGTTCAGCGCATATGATAGCCGCTGCTGTGGGTTGTGTTTTGCATACAGTTCAAGATAGTCAAGGTGCTGGCGTCCGACCAGATCATAGGTGGTCACCATGCGGCCGAACTTGTTGCGATACTCGCGGCTGATTGGCGCTTGATTCCACAGGCAAAAGCGATGCGTTGCCTGAATGCCCAGCACGCGTTTCGTCCGGTTGATCAAGTAAGGAATGTCGTACTGTGAACTTGACCACCCGGTGAGTAGATCAACATCCTCGATGGCGTCGAGGAACGCCAGCAACATATTGGCCTCATCATCGAACACCAGTACGTCGTCATTGACCACCCTTTGGATATCAGTGACACTTGACGGACGCAGTGCGAAGGTGAGCAAGCGCTGGTCAGCACTGCGGTAGAGCGTAATCGCGGTGATCGGGTTGAACGGGGTATCCGGTGGGGCGAAGCCGCCTTGTCTTTGGTCGAAACCCGCCTCAATGTCGAAGAAACCGACATGGAGGATCGGGGCGTCGCTCCCCATGTAGTCTCTGGCCAGGGCGCGGAACACCGGATTGATGTCGGATTCGAAGATCCGCGTTCCGGCGTCACGGAGCGATTTCAGTTCTGAATGAAACTGATAGCCGCGTTTGAACGCTTTCTTGCGGCAGAGATGGCCGAAGATCGATCGGTGTGATCCCTGGGGATGCTCGTAGTAGAAGACGTATTCGGCGGGGATATCGCGGAGGTGGCGTTTGCCATCCCGCCGCTCAACGATGTGGATTCGGTCGGATTTGCGATCTAGAAATGCATCGACGTACATTCGATACAATGGCCTTTAGCTGAAAGGCTCATTGTATCGAATCCGTCAGACGAGAGTCGAGTCAGACCGACGGTGCGGCGGTGACCCCTTGCACGATCTGGTCGACTTCTCGCTGGGAAAGCCGCCGCGCAGTCCGTTCACGTCGGAGCTTCGCGGCCTTGCGTTCCAACTTCTTCTGGTTCTTGCGCCGGGTCTCCCATCCGAGCGCGGCCTTCTCAGATCGCTGGGCGGGTGTGAGCAGTTTCTTCTTCGGCGCCTTGACCCTGGTTCCTTCAGCCCAAGCGGTCCGCCAGACTTGTTTATGAACCTTCGCGCGCTCCTGAGCGGTCTTGCGCCGGGTGCCGCGGGCGGTGAACTTGGCTCGATGCTTTGCCTCGCTGAGGCTGTATCCCCGTTTGCGCCAGTAAGCGACGTCCGTCATGCGCAACACCTTTCTTCGTCTCGGCATGCGCCTTCCTTTCCAAGTTGTGTGAACTAGGAAACTATCACGGAACTAAAACTCGTCAAGATGTTTCGATATAGGGTATAGTCTTGGAGTTCGTTGCATGCTTGACTTCGAGATTGCTAGGTCCGGCGCGTTTACGATAAGCCTTTGAAATACAAAGCAAAACCGCCTGACCAGTGTCAGGCGGCACATCAGCCTTTCGATTGAGGACGAGCCTTTAGTCTGCCGGATGGTCATCCGCCGGGGAGCGACTAGGGCGGCGTTTCGGAATCCGCCCTAGGTTGCGGAGACGATCCAAGGCGCCGCGGATACTGTTCTCCGTGATCTCCCGACCGAAGTGTGTGCTGCACTGCTCTGCCAATTTACGATTGCTCAAGGTGGGGTTTGCCAAGTAGGTGGTGGCGAGATAGTCGTAGTTATCTGGCGACCACTCGATACCGCCCTTGCTGGTGCGTTTGGGAAACTTCAGCTTGTCGATCTGCTCGACGTACACCTGGGGCACTAGGCCCTTGGCTTGCCACTGCTGAATGTGGGTTGTCTCGACCTGCACAGCGCCCGGCGTCTGCTTCGTCGCGAACACATAGTCCTTACGCCAACCGTAGGTGCGGCCTAGGCGACGTTGTAAAGCAGCGAGAAACTGTTCTAACGTATAATGGCCATTGACCGGCTGGGGTGTCAGTTGCGCATTCAATGCGCCGATGCTCTGCTCCAACTGCGCGTTCTTAGTCTCTGCTTCAACTAGTTGCGCCCGCAACTGACTAATCTCATCTTGATAGATAGAGACCATTTGCGCATCGGATGTCACGGCTTTCAGTATCGAGGATGGCAACTCGCCATGCAACTTGCGGCGCAATCCTTCAAGTGTCTGTTGTCGATCAAGTTCGGTTGTACTTTCATGCGCTATTCGATCGAACATGGTCAGGATCGTACCCTCAATCCCCATCGTTCCCTCCGGCCACGAAGCATCATGAAATCATGCATGCTTTGTTGCGATTGCCTGACACTATCCCTCACAATCTCGTGAGTCAACAACAAAGGCGCGATGAGGCGCCTTTATTGTAATGCCCCTCAATGCACCTACATCGCGCCGGTGATATCGATGATGTCTTCCATGACCATCACATCCTCCTTCTTGTCCGCGAGGTCACCCTTGTAGGCCAAGCGCGCAGCGCCCATCAGTTGCCGGGATTCAATCCCAAGTTCCTCGGCGAGCGATTTGGCAGTGTCGCGCAGCGATCCTTTGATGTCATCAATCTCCTGTAGCTGCGCCTTAGCGGCGGCCATGAACGAATCGAGCTTGCGCTTGTCGTCCGGTGACAGAGACCCTAATAGACTCATCCGATGTTCTCACTTCAAAATCAGTTGATGAATAGTCTTGAAATATCAGGCTGAATGTCACGAAGTCAAGTTTGTTTCTTCTTGGCATTACTGAGCTTCAGTTCAATCGCGCATCAGCATCAGCCCCAACCACCAAACCACACGCCAATGCCATGCACGATGCCGACTGGGAAGAACGTCGCCGACGCGATCAGCAGCGGGCGAAGCCCATTGGCAGCGCAGAACACGATCGACGACAACCACGCGGCGTAGCAGAACGCCCCGCCGACGATCAGACCACCCAACGTCTTCGCGTCCATTGCATCTCGCCGTAGCATTGCGCTCCCCCCTTGGTTCGGCAGGGGACATACTCTGGCGATGATGACACTGCAACACTGGCTCATTGCTAACTGGGCACACGCACCTGAAGCCACGCCGTCGTGCGCTTCATCTCGTATGGCGCGTCTGGATCTTTCACCATCAGCGTATGGCGCCCATCAGTACGTGCGAGCTGCCCGAAGTCGACCAACGCCGCCTGTCCTTCTGGGCTGCTCAGATCCACTTCGATCTGTGGCACGACAAAGATACGACCATTTGTGGCTTGCCACAAGCCACACTCTTGCATGGTTACGAGCATGGTGTGCCGCTCGCACTGCGGAATAGCGCAGAAACCTGTCCGGAAATCAGCCAACGGCAATATGTCGAATAACGCGAATTTAACGCTTGCGCTGTCAGGATGTGGATTCTTGCAGCGCACCATGCGCTCGACGGGAGTTCTTGCCACCAATTCCCCATCAAGAACCATCGAGCCGGGTAACTGCTCCATCAGTTCTTTGAACGATGTTTCTAGTTCAGGAAAGTTTCTCAACCTCCTTCCCTTTGGTGTGAACAAACTCACAGCGTGCGCCTCAACGTCGATGATACAGAGCACCCGGAAACCACCAGGGCTGACTTCTATGCGCTTCCTCCCACGCAACTTGTGTCGATATGCGCGTGCATCACCGTCATGGGGTAGCTGACAGCCGAACACTGGAACCCGGTAGTCCTTTGCCTTTTGGTAAACAGCGGCCAGCTTGTCGAGCACTCGGTTAAAGGCAGGCGCCTGCACGCCGATGTCGGCCTTGAGCAAGATACGCCGGTAGAACAGGTTCCACGTGGCGGCATGACAGCGCGCCGCAGCGTCGTTGATCGCTTGGCGTGCCTCCGCTCCCGTCAACCGACCTCGCCATAAGCCATGTGCCAGGGCAACAAACTCACCGAAGCTGTAATCGCCCAGTGCGCCATCGTCCTCAACGATCTCGGCCACTTTGCTCACACCGAACATCACCAAAGGGTCGAGCGCCAGCCGAGCGCCGAAGAAGAAGTCCTCTTCCCCGGCGATAAA